GATAATGGTAAATGAAATAACATTTGATCGAACTCTGGCTCGTATTCTTGCATTTGATCCATTAATTGATAATTCATGAAATTTTTAACTCTTTGTGATTGTTGTTCTTTAGGTGGAGTTGATAAACCCATAACTTGAGTTCTTACAGGTCCATCTGATGGTAATAATTCTTTATAAGCCATAGCTTGAAACTGTGTAACAGCTTCAGCTAAAACTGGGTGAGTCGCACCCGATGCTCCTTGAAAAGGTTCTGTTCTAACTCTGTATTTAAATCCTAAAAGGTCTAGTCCTTTAATGTAAGTATCTTCCCATTCTTTTCTAGACATTTTATAGTCCGTGTAATCTGCTTGCATTTCTGATCCGATAGGATTCAAAACTTCATCGGGAAGTAAGTCTGCTAAATTATCAAAATGTTCTTCAGTTCCGGGGACCTTGATTCCTGAATTAGGATCAAAGTTTATTTCCATTCCCCCATCAGGAAGCTCGGTTGCTTCAACGTTGTCTGATTCTACTAATTTTGTCTCGTCCGATACTTCTATGTCCATGTCTGGTGCAACAACAGAGGGTAGATCTGTATTCGGGAGATTCTTATCAATTTCTGCCATTAATAACTCCTGGACGTATTATACCATCATATACGTTAGATTGCAACCCTTGTGGCATAGGTCCTCTTTCAGGTGGAATAGTTTTAGTTAAACCACCTTGATAAAACATAGGTCTTTGTAAAGGATGTAAATTAGCGGGTGAAACAGGAGGTCCTCCTGCATCTAAACCAATTCTTCCGCCTTCGGCTACCCATTGCTTTTGTTCCTGAACTTCTTTTCTACGCATGTCTTCTTTAAACTCTCTTCTTAGTTGATCTTCTCTTTTCATTTTTTCTAGCATTTCTCTTTCTCTCATATAATCGTCAAAACTATAATCGGTAATTCTTCCGCCTTCGGCTTTTTCAAATACTCCTTCGTTATCAACGAGGTCTTGTAAAACATTATCTTCTTTAAGTGCATCTACTGAACCTAATCTCTTTTCTAAATACTTTAAAAGAGAAGCTACACCGGTCCCACCTCCAGCAACATAAAGAGCATTTCTTAAAGTCTTAGGAATATCTGACCAACTATCTTGTCCTAACAAATTTCTTTTTCTTAGCTCACGTCCCGCGTCATCCGTTTTGTCAGCTAACTCTTTTGGATCAAAGAATTTTTTATTTAAAAATTTACTGTTCCATACTGTTTCTAATAATTTTAATAAACCACCTTTAGATAAACCCACTCTTCCGCCTTTGGCTTTTTTAGTTGGGTTAATTATATCTAATATCGTTTCTACATTCTCATCATAAAATCCTTTATTTCTATATCCTCCATAATCACCTACCCACAAGATCATCTGCTTCATCTAATATTGTTTTTTTATTTATATTTTTACTGCTGTATGTTTTATATCCTTCTTTACCTCCTTTAACGTTCTTTCCTACTTGTGTATTTAAACTTATATTTCCTTTAGATTTTTTTATAGAATCTACTGCATCAACTGCATGGTCAGCTTCGTCAATTAAATAATTTCCAGCTTTTGAACTTACGGTTTTCCCAGGAAAATAAACACCATCTCCTTGATCCACTAAATTAGCATTTTTCCCTTTACTTAATTTAGCTAAAATTTTTCTTCCTTTATCTGTTAAAGCTTCGAATGAGTAATTAACCCAATTACCACCACTCCACATTTCATCTACTTGTTCCCAATCACCATCTCCTCTTAAAGTTATTTTAATATCATCCATTACTTTAGCTGCTGGTTTTGCTAATTTAAAATATTTACCAACTACAGGTAAGGCTGCAGCTCCGCCTAGTAATTTTAAAAATGCTCTTCTAGTCATTCCTTTACCTTCTTTAAAACCAACACGTCCGCCTTCTTTCATAAATAAACTCATGTAAGGTTCTAATAGATTATATAATTCATAAGTTATTTCCATATCTGTTAGGCCCTTGGTCCACGGTCCTTTAGGAGCGTACTCTTTGTATTTTTCCAATAAGCCACCATTTTTTAAACCGATAATGCCGCCTTCAGCATGTTTAGTTGCTTTTTTAGCTTGTTGTGTAAGTCCATATTTATCTATTAATTTTATATCTTCTTTAGTTGCTTTAATAAGATATTTAAGATCATCGGAGGTATTTACAGAATCTTGAAAATTGTAATTTTTTAACATTTCTAAATTTCTTTTATACTCTTTAATTTTATTGTTTAAAAATTCTTTTATATTTTTACTTAAATCTAATTTTCTAGTGTCTCTAAATCTTGTTATAATATCATCAACCGATTCTTTAGAAGTAATCTTACCTGCAAATTTTTTATCTAGGTTCTGAAAAAGATTTCTTACGTCTCCCATATTCACGGCCCATTCTCCAACATTATCACCAACAATATCACCTTTGCTAGTAAATTGATCTAATGCTTCCATAATACCTGTTCTTAGCAATCCACCTTTTAGATAACCTGCTCTGCCACCGTCTTTTTTTCCAATGTGCCTGTTCCAAAGTTCAACGCCAGGTCCCATTTGAAATTCTTGAAAGCTCATCCAAGTATCATAACCACCTTTACCATCGTAATAGTAATCTCTCATCCATTTTTCAGATGGCGTCATTCCACCATTTTTAAGACCTACTCTGCCACCTTTTGCATAAATGTAATCTCCTTCATAAATAACATCTGCCATAAATTCTGAAAATGTTTTACCCGTTCCGTCAAACCCGCCTGCTGCATCATACAATTCTTGAATTAATGCTTCTCTATCTTGTGCAAGACCGACTGGTTGTATTTGCGGTTGTGTTTCTCCAAGCATACCGGCTAAACCGCCTTCATTAAAATTTCTTTGTTCATAACCTTCAATAGCATCTGTCCATTTTTTACCTTTTTCACCAAAGAAAGGTTTTTGCCATTTATTAAAATAATCTTCTTCTGAAATTAAACCTGATGCAAGTGCATCTTTAACTAATTCGTCTCTTAGGTATAAATAGCTAGAAGGAGCTAATCCTTGTCTTACTTCTTTTAAAGTTTTTAATCTTCTATTGATATCTTCTGCAGAATAAACAGGTCCGCCTTCATCAAACTCACCTCTTTTTCTTTTATCATAATATTTTCCAAAATCTATTTTTTTACCTTCTTTTTTAAAGGGATTAAATTTTTTTATTTTATTTCCACCTAATTCTAGTAATTCATCAAAAGTTGTACTGCTTGGTAAATTTTCAAAAGGATCTTTTTCAACAATTTTAGGTTCAAAATTATCAAAAGGTCTATCTCTTTTTAAATCTTCTCTAATTTTATTTGCAATATTTTTTGTGTTTTCTTTACCTAGTAAAGCGTTGTATTTATCTACTAACCACTTATTAGCTTCGTTGGTATTTAAATCACCAAACTTTTTCTTTGCCAATTTCATGGCTTGCTTCCATAAAAGATTTTTTATCATTAATAATAATCCCTTTTAACCCATTCACGTTTTTCTTCGACATAATCTTCAGGGTGTGCAACAAAACCGCCTTGTCTAAAACGCATTACCGCTTGAGTCATACTGTCGACTAAATCGTCATGATCTCCGTGCGGGAATGCAGCACATTCCTCGATAACCTCTTCAGCAAATTTTTGTTCAGGTGCCCAAATCATTCCTGACTCAAATAAAGGTGCTACTGAGTTTACTCTAGCATGTTTATCATTTCCTTTGCTCGGTGTAAAGTTAACTACTGGGATATCCATCTTTCTAAGCTCATATGTGAGTGGTAGACCTGATGCCTTAGCTTCGACTAAAACTGTTTCAGGTTCCCAGTACTTATACTGCTCTAAAGCCTTTCTTCTTAGTTCTGGAAACTCATATCTGCCTTTTACAGCGTCTAAAAGCATTAATTGCGCTCCTTGGTCTTCAGATGGGTAAAATACACCCCAAGTAGTGATTGCAGAGTAGTCTGCAGTCTCAGATTTTAAAAATGCGGTGTCATATGACTGAATTACGTGTTGAAGTGGTGGAATGTACTTAGATTTCCATGGACGCCACCATTCTCGCTTAATTATTGCTCCTTCTTCCGAAGTTGGCTGTTGCATCCACTGTGCATTCCACTTTTGAACAGGTAAAGTTGCTTTTACTTTTTCTAATTCATCTTTATTCCAATATTCTGGCCAAACCGGAGTTCCGTTGTCCAAGATTGCTGGGAATTCGACCACTTCCCAATGATCACCCTTAACTTCTTTTTGATTTGCAAGTAAAATTCCAGTTAAATCCTTAGTTGACCAACGTGTCATTACTAAAACGATCTTTCCACCTGGCCGATCGTGACTGGGAAAC